AACAACAATACTAACTAATACCCAAGTCATTCTGGTAACTCCTTCATCATTTTTCTTACATTGTCTTTCAGTTTATCATAGAACTGAGGACCTATTTCTTCCTTCGGCATGCCTAGCATAGCTGCAGCATTTTTTACCTGATCTACAAGTTTCTTTGCTTCTGGATCATCAGACAACGTAACACGCATGTACATTGTTTGTTGAATTTCAATCAGACGTAACATTTTTTGTAGCTGTTCTTTTTTCTGATCTAAACTCAACATCAAACCCATACGGTTGATGTCCATGTAAAGTTCTTGCATTTGGTGCAGTTCTTGTTGAACTACTTCTGATTGAAAAAATTTCATACTGGGTCTTCTGGTGGATCTAGTTTGCTTCCTTGCTCTGACTGCTCCCATAGTTCGGAGGTAGGTCCTTGTTCAATTTCACGATTGACATTGAACATTTGCTTCTCAAGTTTAGCAATCCTCTCTTCTAATTCTTGTAAATTGTCAGACATACTGTTGCTTGATTATACTCTTATATTTACCTTTATCTATATGAATAAAGGGTTCGTATTTCACTACCCTATTACGGATGGGTTTCCATACGATTTCTTCTTTGATAATCTTGTCAAAGTTGTCAACATAGTTGAATATCTTATTGAAGATTGCCAAAGTTTCTATGCTTATTCTACCACCTAGATGTGCTTTTAGCAAGGGTGGGTGCATACCATCTATTATAAACAACTTATCAAAAAAGTGCGAGATGTCATGTAGGGTCATTACGTCTTCTTTGAATCTATATGAGAGTGATTGTTTTCTTTTGAGATACTCTTGATAATTCTTTGCACCTTCTCTTACCAATGTAGCAGGATAGACTTTATCTTCTACTATCATATTAGCTACAAAAAATTCGCGTAACTCGTCCTCTTTGAAAGTTCTCGAAAGTTTCACAAAAAAGAATTTATCTCTACGACTGTCAAATGACTGCTGTGATGCTTTAGCAGCGTTACCATATTTGAAATAGTCGAATGAGTCTGTAGTGAAGTGAAGTTTCAAAGAGAGGTACATTTTATAGACCTCTATTCCACTCACAGTTTTAAAAATGCTTTAGATGTTCTCTTCATGTAGTTGAGTCTTTGTGCGTCATATTTCAACTTCTCTTTCAATGGTTTAGATATTAATTTACTGATGCCATCCATTTCTATGTTCTTATCTTCACAGAACTGAACAATTGCTTCAATGTAATTAAGATCACCTTCTTTGACAATATTCTCTATCTCCACTGAAAATTTTGCAGCGGTCATAAAGTTCTTTTCAAAGATGTCTTCAACTTTACCAGTTGCCATTGTCTCTCCTATAGGCGTCGATATACTCTTTGAGTTTTCGAGCATACTTAATTGTGTCATAGATTTCAAAAATTTGCGGTTCGCCTGTCTCACAAGCGATAATTGTAACAAGTTTCTTGGGTATCAAACCAGTCAACTCTTGAAACATTATAGCATATGCTGTCTCCTGTGCAAAGTAGTCGTGTATCCATTCTTCACGTTTGTACTTTGTTGAGGTTTTGAAATCTATTATTGCTAATTCTCCTTTGTATTCTCCAATACAATCTACTCTTCCTGCCATTTTCAAGAGACTAGAAGACATTGATTCCTCTAGGGCATGTATATTATCAATACTATCTAGGTAGGGTTTAATCTGGTAAAATAACCCCATGGATAGTGGATCATCACTATATTTACTAATTGATTTATTTTCTAGATATAACTCACATAATTTATGGCATTTATTACCTCGTGTAGATGCACGTTTTGATATAGCATTTGCTTCTTCCTCACCAACCTTTTGTCTCCACTCGAATATTGCTTTCTTCTTAGAATGTCCTATCACAGTTGTAACAGAAGGATAGAGAGAATCGCCAACACGATATCTCCTACCCTCTGGTGTAGTTGTTGCTTTTAACTGTGGAAAGTTATGTATGTTTAAATGGTTAAATGCCAAGATTCAATTTACTAATCAAATAAGATTTGACTAGACCAGATCTCACGATGTCGTCAATGCCAAACTCAATACTTTCAAACTCTTCCATGTCGTCAATAATTTTCTTGAAGTCCATGATACCAGTTTTCTCATGTGCCTTAATAAGATCACTCTGTGCAGCGTCTCCTGCAAAAATAATTCTACTATTCACACCTAGTCTTGTTATTATACTATCTAATTCATGAAAATTCAAGTTTTCAGATTCATCAACCAAGACTATACTATTATCTATGGTAGTTCCACGAATGAAACTTGTAGACCAGAATGATATAGTATCCTGTGCTTTTAAATTACCATACAACATTTCAAATGATGGATCATCAGGCATCTCAAACATATAACGCACCATGTTCTTATATGGTATTTGATATAAGTTTGCTTTGTCCTCATGGTCGCCTGGCAAGAAACCAATCTCTCTTGTAGGAACTAACGATCTTACAATGTATAGTTTATTATATGGTGTAGATTCATCTAGAATACTCTTAAGTGCAAGATATAATGTAATAAATGATTTACCAGTTCCTGCAGCACCGAATAAAAACATATGCTTATTATTCTGCCATGCCTCATACACCTTCTCTTGTGCGGGTGTAAGAGGTTTTATGTCTATTAAGTGATCTGCTCCTATTGGTTTTTTTCTCATTTGTCTGGATGATAACCCAACCATTGTAGGTTGTTTCTTACTTTTAACTGGCATTACTTAAGTGCGTCGAATTTAGCATAGGGATGATGTTTCTTGACGTTGTTTAAACGATCTTTGAAACCTTGTGGGAGTTTATTTTGATAATCACCAATTTCCCTCACAGCAGACATAGTTCCTGCTTGCCAATTCTTTTCCCATTCTGGATTCTCTTCTCTCCACTTCTCGTATGCTGAAATAGTAAGGTTTAATTCTTTCTCTTCACCTGTGGTGTAATTTTTTACTGGATATACTGGCATTACTTATACTCCCAATTCAATGCGTTTGTACATACAGGAAACTCCTTCTTAAAAATGTCCCTTACTTCTTTTACTATGTCCATATGTTCTTTTTGTGTTCCATGTGCAGATCTTAAATCTATATAGTGGATCCAAGACCGAACACTACCTGTCATGTATATACGGGTTGGTGTTGCTAACGGGAGAACAAATCTCGCACATTCCTTCGCAACACCCTCACGTATGAGTTCGTTGTAGAGATCAATGCCCTCAGCGAAATACCTTTTAATCTGGTCTTGTAACCTTTTCGTTTGTTCTTCTGGTATGTCATCATTACTATTCTGACGATTTTTTAAGTCCTGACTACGAAGATCAGGCACTTCAATTTCTCCCAACAGATTAGTGTTTGCATAACGCTGACTAAACTCTTGGAATGTAAATGATCTATGTCTTAATATTTGTGCTGCTATACCCCTAGTCGTTTCTATTTCGACTGTCATGTGTGCTTGCTCGAAAACTGACCAATGCCCATGTTTTATACAATAACCTAATAGTCCTGCTACTGCGGGATTACTTTGATTATTTGGATTGCTTACTCTCGCTATGTAACCCATCTGCTTTTCTGCATCTGGAGTCACTGTCACTAGTTTTACTTTCATGTTTTCGGAATAGTTTTGCATATAACACTTCTTGTGTTGTATACAAATCAGGGTTTTGTTTCGCTCTTTTAATTAAGATTTTTGCTGCTTTTCTACTCTTCATGTAGGTATTTATGCGTATGGTCGTGTAACGCATCAAATATTTCGTCAGCGAGGTCATCTAAATCCTCGGTATCAGACTCAAAATGGAAGTCATCACGTTTTCTTTGCAGTGCCTGACCCGCTAGTTTTGAGATATGATTTTTTATCGAAGAGGGGTGGAGAAATTCCTCCGTTACACCATCCGATATCTCTAATTCGTTTTCCATCTCTGAGTTTGTCATAGTAGCAGTTAAATACGTCCATTTTGACACCCATCACTATATCATAGTGATCGGCAAATTCCTCGCTACCATCCTTTCGATCAAGGTAGGTAACTATCCAAGCATTCGTAGGCAGTTTCTTGTCTGCCCTTTTATCTTGAGTGCAATCAATATGTAAGAATGTAAGTTGATACTTGTCGGCAACTTCTTCTATTTCCTGATTACCCTCCCAGATCATCCTCTGTTTCCCCATTCTATTTGAGGGAATGCTTCAGCAACCACTGCTTTAGTGATTCTATACTTAGATTGTAAATCTTGATTACATGCAGATACTAGCATATTTGCTTCATCAGCGTGTAAACCCTCTAGGAGTTGCACAAACAACTGTTCGCGTCTCATACCCTTAATAGATGCGTCACCACCCTTAAAGAACCTGTATAGACCTTTAAATTCGTGAACTAGACGAGTATGCTCTGTTCCTGCAGGAGCGTCATTAGGTGTAAAAGGAACCTCACCTGGTGGTAGTAAAAACTCTAGTGAGTCGTCAAAATTGATGATTAATACAGAACGTAGTCCTTGACTATTATACTCTTGAAGTAAATCTACTTTTTCTTTTTTAGTTTTAGCAGAAGATACTTTTTGA